TGTTCAACTCAAAGAAGCATATTCATTTATGTCAAAACCAGAATTGAAGCGATTGCTTGAATTCTATACCAATATTATTACAGATTGTGGGCAGATTTCCCATAACTCCAAAATTTCCAGAAAGCCCCGCGCTAAAAAGAGGAAAACATTGGATCAGATTGTATCAAAGATCAAATACAAAACTCAGGATGATACTTTCAAAATAAAAAGTATTTCTCCTACAGAATTGATTGGAACAATGTCGTTGTGGATATTTAACACAAAGACACGGAAGCTTGGTGTTTATCATGCTGCTAATCCAGATGGTCTAAATATAAAAGGTACAACCATTTTGAATTATGATGAAAAGAAATCCATCAATAAGACTATTCGGAAACCGGATCAGATTTTGCCTAATGTGACACAAGGTGGAAAAGTGGGTCTAAGAAATCTTATGGATGATATCAATTCAAAAGAAACACCACTAAATGGTCGTATCAATAAAGATATAATTTTATTGAGGGTCACCAAATGAATTTAACAAATACAGCAGTTACGGCAACAAGCAATACTGAAAATAATATTTTGAAGTTTCCCGAAAATAGAATTGTCCGTGGAAGACCCATAAACAAAGAACAATTCAATGAAAATATAGCAGAACATAAAATAAAATATGTTGATTACATCATTTCCAAAAATATGTCAAAGCTTTATGCTAAACTCGGCCTGGAAGGAATTAATACGGAAACAGAACAATTCTATAAAGATTATTCTTTTACTGTCGAAAGTCTTAGATCGGCTTTGTATAGAGCCATGGAAATTGAACATCCTATACAGGATTTTGTCGATACACATTTTCAAATCAAAGACGAAGAGGTATCTTCAGAAGATTCCTGATTGACAATAACATAAAAATATAATATAATATACATTATGAAGTTAAAATCAGTTGATGAACAAGTCCTGTCTAATATCGGGAATCAAGTGATATATGAAATTGATATCAATACATAATCAAGTCCGATCTAAAGTCTCGGATCAAGTCTGGAATCAAATCTCGGCCCAAGTACGGAATAAAGTCTGGGATCAAGTTCAGAATCAAGTCTCGGCCCAAGTACGGAATAAAGTCTGGGATCAAGTCTGGTATGAAGTTATAGATCAAGTCAGAGTTCAAGTCAGGGCTCAAGTACGGAATCAAATGAAACATGAAATTAATACCGGTACATAAACAAGTCTCGAATCCAGTCTGGGATCAAGTCTTGAATCAAGTCTGGGATCAAGTTCAGGATCAAGTTCAGGATCAAGTCTTGAATCAAGTCCGGGATCAAGTTCAGAATCAAGTCTTGAAACAAGTCTGGGATCAAGTCTGGTATGAAGTTATAGATCAAGTCAGGGCTCAAGTACGGAATCAAGTGATACATGAAATTGGTACCAGTACATAAACAAGTCTTAGAACAAGTCTGGGATCAAGCCTTGGGTCAAGTATCAAGTCAAGTCTGGGATCAAGTCTGGGATCAAGTTCAGGATCAAGTCTGGCATCAAGTTTGGTATCAAGTTCAGGAACAAGTCTCGACTCAAGTACGGAATCAAATAAAACATGAAATTAATACCAGTATATAAACAAGTCTGGGAACAAGTTATGGTTCAAGTCCGAAATCAAGTCTCGGATCAAGTCGCGGTTCAAGTCAGGGCTCAAGGCTGGGATCAAGTCTGGCGTCAAGTTCGGAATCCAGTCTGGGATCAAGTCCGGAATCCAGTCTGGGATCAAGTTCAGGAACAAATCTCAAAAAATAAAGTCTGGAATTAAGTTCAAATATAATCGTGAATTTTTATAGTGGAGAAATGTTTTGTTACTTATTGATCTAAATCAGATTGTTCTGTCCAATCTAATGATGCAGATTGGTTCTGGAAAAATCAAACTTGAAGAAAATCTTATTCGCCATATGGTTCTGAATACTTTAAGAATGTATACAAAGAAATTCAAACATGATTATGGTAATATTGTTATTTGTTGCGATAGTAAGCATTATTGGCGCCGGGATTATTTTCCGTATTATAAAGCAAATCGCAAGAAAGATCGAGAAAAATCCAAACTTGATTGGACAGTTATATTTCACACAATGGATAATCTTAGAAGAGAATTTTCTGAATATTTTCCCTATAAGGTTATCAATGTAGAAGGTACCGAGGCGGACGATGTTATTGCCGTTCTTTGTAAAAAATATAGTAATGTTGAACCTATATTGATTCTTTCTTCGGACAAGGATTTCACTCAACTCCAGAAATATACCAATGTGAAACAATATAGCCCGATAGCCAAGTCTTTTCTAAAATCCGATAATCCTCAAAAATATATCCGCGAGCATATTTTATTGGGCGACCGCGGTGACGGTATTCCTAACTTTATTTCTCCCGACAATACATTCGTAATTGGTGTCAGGCAAAAAGTCATAAATAGAAAGAGGTTGGAATCATGGATCCATCAAGAACCGGAATCTTTTTGCGATGATAACATGCTTCGTGGGTATAAGAGGAATCAAATGTTGGTCGATTTTGATTATATTCCGATGAATATCATTGAAAAAATCGTTAAAGCTTACGATGATGCCATTCCAGCTTCCAAAACAAAAATGTTGAATTATTTTATTGAAAAGCGATTGAAATCACTTATTGAAACTATAGATGAATTTTAAGGAAATAAAATGAGAAAACTTATATGTGAAATATTCGATGAAATAGAAAATGCAAAAACCAAAAAAGATCGCCTGGCCATATTGAAGTTTAATGACAGATATGATTTACGATGTGTTCTTCGTGGTACATATCATCCAGGAATCAAGTATATTGTGGAATCTGTTCCGTATTACAAGCCATCCGATGCTCCACATGGTCTCTCTGGTAATACAATAATAAACGAAATAAAACGAGTTTATCTTTTTGAGGAAAATAATCCAAAAAGACCAACAAATCTATCAAAAGAAAAAACTGAAAAAATATTGATTCAGATTTTAGAAAGCCTGGAAGCAAAGGAGGCAAACGTCTTTATGAACATGCTTTTAAAGAAACAAAAAGTTAAGGGACTGGATTATAAGCTTGTTAAAGAAGCTTATTCCGATCTACTACCTTGAAAAATGAAATATTTGTCATGTCAGCTTTCTAAACCGGAGAAAAACATGGCGAGAAAAAAAAGAACAAAATCTAAATTAATAAAAGTTTTAGAAGATACAAATACAACAAAAAAATATAAGCCAACAATCAAGGATTGTGAAAAGTGGTTTATTGTCTTGAACAAAGAAATATTTGACAACAAATTGAAATTTTTTAGGAAAATAGAAATTCGGCGCCGACATGGTTGTTGGGGCGAAATAACTGCGAATGAGACAAAAATTAATCGCTTTTCCACATTATCATTAAATAATTCTTTCAAGTCTAAAAAACATTTTATAGAAGTTCTAGGTCATGAAATGGTTCATCATCATCAGTGGACAGTGTTAAACGATAATTTAACGCATGGTGAAAGTTTCATGGAATGGAAATCCAAATTTAGCAAATTTGGAATGTCACTAACCATAGCTTCGTAAGGAGGTAAAAAACGAAATATTATGGGTAAGTCTTATAATTCTTATAACAAAAGAAACTACGAATATGAATATGAAGATGAAAACAAAAAGATCGGTCCTAAACCGAGACAAGATGAAAATAACACCAGACGACAACTGAAAAATAGAGATTTGTTGAAAAAATGGCAAAATTACAACATAAACGATGAAGATTACTATTAAATTTATTTAAAATGTTTGTGTGGATGATAAATATAAATGAGTTTTTTGAATCACAACATTCCAATAATAACTTGCTTCATTAGAAATGAATATCTTTTCAATCATAAGCAAGGTCATGGCGAATATTCTTTTTGTGATGTTCATAGTGTGGCATCTATAGAGCGAAGAGTTCCTTTATTTGAAGCATTTTTAGAAAATGGAGTAAATTGGACTAGACGACCTATAACGGCATTTTGTTGGAAACGTGACGCGCCTATTAGACCTTTACATGAACATGTTTATTGGGATTGTTTTAGCTCATATGTAGATGTTCAGGTGCGAGCTAGATTAAATAGACTTAGGGCTAAACTTGTTACTCCAAGCGGAGAAAAAAGAGAGGGTATATATTTGTTTACTTTAGATTGGGCCTTTGAAAATAAAGCAATGCTAGATACTAATTTTTCTGAGACACCAGAACATAAATGCGGTCATCTATTTCAAATGGATGAAGGTAATTATTACATATATCCTAACAATAGAGTTATTTGGCACGACAACGCTTGGGTTAAAGACCCAATAACTAAAAACCCAGGATACGAAATAGATCTTTCTATCTATTCTGTAGAGAATGCAAATAAAATGCTAACGGACGATAGTTACATGACCGAGTTTAAAAATGTATAGCGACAAAGTAATAGATCATTTTGAAAATCCACGCAACATTGGCTCTCTTGACCCAAAAGATAAATCTGTAGGTACAGGTCTTGTTGGAGCACCTGCTTGTGGCGATGTGATGAAACTGCAAATCAAAGTAGACGAAAACGGAATAATTGATACGGCGGTCTTTAAAACTTTCGGTTGCGGTTCTGCCATAGCAAGCTCAAGTTACATAACAGAATGGCTAAAAGGTAAATCTCTTGACCAAGCATCAACTATAAAAAATACTCAAATTGCACAACATCTTGCACTTCCGCCAGTAAAAATACATTGTAGTGTTTTGGCTGAAGATGCCGTCAAGACAGCAATAGAAAATTATAGAAGTAAAAATGTTCTCTCTAACTCCTAACGCACAAGAATACATTCGCTCCATTTGCAAAGAGCATCAAAAACCAGCAGTCAAGTTACAAGTCAAAGGTGGCGGATGCTCTGGCTTTGTCTACGATTATCAGTTTGTAGATGAACAACAAATAGAAAAAGATGATTTTATCATAAGCTTGAATGAATACAAATTTGTTGTAGATAGTATGAGTGTTTTTTATGTTGCGGGAACAGAGTTGGATTATGAGCAATCATTGGCAGGTAGTGCTTTGAAACTAAAAAATCCACAACAAAAATCCAGTTGTGGTTGTGGAAAATCATTTAGTGTATAAAGTCGTCGCTCGGAGACAAAGCAAAATGTCGTCGTTCGATGACATGCGACAAGTTGTCATACAGAATTCATGTTGCATTGCACACAAGAATCATATATAGTATGGATGTCGGCTCAACTGTGAGCGACGAACAATGGAGGTGCACAATGTGGCCCTGGACTCTAGAAGAAAATCAATATCTAACCAAGTTTTTTACACCCGGTTTGGACGAAAACAAGAAGACTGTTGATGCATTATCACATAAGATGAAGAAAATTGCGCTGGATGTAACAGACATCCAGATTGATATGGCCACAAAGATGTTTGGTCTTGTCAACAAACACACGGACAATTTCTTTGGTCTCTATGAGAATGTCTTCAACAAGCAGGTTCTAAATTATCGTAACGTTGTTCACTCCATGTACAAGGAGTAAGCAAATGAAGCTATGTTGGATAAAAAAAGTAGGAAACAAGACCAAAGAATATGGTCTAAAGTTTTTGAAATTTATGGAAGAAGCAAATAAGCGTCGTGCCCAAAAGGCAATATCATTAGAGCTAAGTCATTATTACCGAAGAGAGTATCGCAATGATTTTCTGGAAAAATTTCCATATCATACGTTAACTCGCCGCGACTAGTAGAAGGGGTGCCAAAAGCACCCCTTTTTGCTAAGTCATTGATTTTGTTGCATAATTTTAGTTCTTGACAAAGCATTCGTTCCCTCATATACTAAGGATGTAAGTTGATTGATGAGGTAATGATGAACCCGGACAAAGTGCAGTCTTCTTTTGATGAAGCTGTGGCCGATCCTACCCTTTGGAAAGGATATGAGCAATGGCTTGACGAGCAGGCTAACATTTCCAACTTTGAACTCTGGCATGAGTTCTTGTGGTTCATTGAAAACAATAAAACAAGCCACTAAATAGAGACATGAAAAACAAAACACATAAACAAAATACATTTCGCACAACGTCAAAATCGGAATGGATATCCATTCAAGCAAAGAAGCTTGTCTTGTAAACGAGATTATCTTTTCGTTACACAAGACAAGCCCTCTCCAAGAGGGCTTTTTTGTTGACAAAGTGATGAGTGCCAGATAGTATCTGGTACTTGATAAACGCAACGAGGGCGTGCCCTGCACTAGATTAGGGCGAACGGTCGGAACCGAGGATGAAAGCTGCGGCGAGAACGCAGCGAGTAAAAATCGGGTCAAAAAAAATCAGATTAAAATCTGATGTTTTCTAGTGTGCATGAGGCGCTACCGCTAACGCGGGCGTGCGGTCGCTACTACGGCGAAACAATTGTTACCAATTTCCTTAGTAGAGGAGAGAGACAATATTTGTTGACCCATGCACACTAGAAAACATCAGAATAACGCAGAGTGGAGCAGAAGCAGCTCGTCTGGCTCATACCCAGAAGGCCACAGGTGCAAGTCCTGTCTCTGCAACCAGATTGGCATCATCATCAAGTGATGCCCTAGGATGCTTGCCCATGAAGCCTAGCCAGGTGGAGGCAAGTTAGTTGGGTCGCGCAATCCAATGAAGTCGCAAATGAGCGGTGGCACCGACATTTGTGGAGTCCTAGTAATCATTAGGAAGTGTGGGAGAGTGGTTTAATCCATCAGTCTTGAAAACTGAAGAACCTATGGGTTCCGTGAGTTCGAATCTCACCGCTTCCGCCACATTATGGGGCGTTCGTCTAGAGGCCTAGGATCGCGGGCTTTCAATCCGCTTACAGGGGTTCGAATCCCCTACGCCCTACCAATATCTTGATCACTCTGTAAATTCGGCGCGGCGCGCTGATATGCTAGAACATAGCCTGTTCATATCATGAAGATGTTACGGGTCGTTAGCTCAGCGGTAGAGCGTCTGTTTTACACGCAGAATGTCGGCGGTTCAATCCCGTCACGACCCACCAGTATGAACCAGGGCCCTTAGTGCTAGTGGGAACACGTCGGTTTTGCATACCGAAATCGGGAGTTCGACTCTCCCAGGGTCCACCAATATACTCCTATCGTCTAGAAATCTAGGACATTGCCCTTTTACGGCAAAAACATGGGCTCGAACCCCATTGGGAGTACCAGTTGATGGAGGCTATCGTCTAGTGGTTTAGGATGGCGGATTGTGATTCCGTAGGTGAGGGTTCAATTCCCTCTAGTCTCCCCATCAATCTCTAATGAGATTGTTTTTGAATTTGTATTCCAATAATGGATCATCTTCAAAACGAATTATGCACCATTGCAATTGTTTGATTGCATCTTCAATAGATATATCAAACCATTCGCCATGTGTGCGTTTGTAATTCAATTGCCTGTGTAATATTTGTTCCAACAATCTTGCTTTTTTCTTGTCAACAAGTTCGCGGTGTTGGATTGTAAGCTTCTCGCTATGTCCAGTCTGTAGATTGCGAAGTCTTTCTTCGCAATCATGAGTAATTCCAATCTTGACTGGCGAGTTCTTTGATGATATGATATAAATGTAGTAATTCATATTAGTATTTATTGGGGGATCGGCTAACGGCAGGCCTGCGGCCTTTGACTCCGCGAATCTTGGTTCGAATCCAAGTCCCCCAGCATGAGCGCCCAGGAAACACAAATAGCAGCATGTAAGACTATCTGTGCTTCCTGGGGTCAGCTTCAATGTTTTTCACCTCTCGGATAATTGGTAGTCCTTT